CCACCAACCGAAACACCCGCGGTCAACGAGCCCGCGCTGGCCGCCGCCGACAGGTCAACCGCCATGCCAATCACCTCACCAGCGAAAGGCATCGAGAAACCGTCAACCGCGACGCCCGCATCCTGGGCAGTCAACTGCACGTTCGTCTGGCTGGCCGCCACAGCGTCCTGCACAAACACAATCGGCACCACCTGGCCCTTAGAAATTTTGTTGTCAATCTGCATATTTACCTCCACGGAACCGTTTCAACGGCCCAAAACAGAGAAATTTGAAACGCCGCTCAGCCATCCGCGCAGCCTCCCGGCGATATACACTATGTAAAGTTTCTTTTGCTAATGCTTGTTAGCGGGCTAAAAGCCCATAGCTGTTTTCCACGCCGCCGCTGTGAGAACATACCCCGCCGCATTCGGATGAATGCCATCGCCCGTGTACGTTACGCCGTTATCTCCGTTTTCCAAAAATACTCGCTCATCCCCGCCCAGATGAGCAAATGATCTGAGAGCAACAATGTCAGCTATCCACCCGGCTAGTGTGTCGCACTCTGTGTTGTACCCGCGACGCCAGGGCTGCATAAGAAAAATTTGTACACCGGGCCACTTCGCACTCATCGCATCCAGGATATATAACGCATCAGCCTTCCACGCTGCCTCCAGCGGAATCGAAGTGGCATCGTTTGATCCAAGATTAAACAGGATATAGGCTGGATTTTTCTTGGCTGACAATGCAGCTAAATCGGCATCAATCTTGGCTTTCATCGACGCAACGGAAGCACCGGACCTTGCAACGGGATCATAATGCGCCCAATTTGATCCTGTTGCAGCCACTAAGGATGTCGTCAAATTTACAATGTACCCCTCACCGTACGTTTTGGAGTCGCCATAGGGCAAGTACCAGGATGGGTTATAGTCGTAGCTCCTATTCGCTGGCATACTTGCGAGCATAGGCCAACAAATCAAATTCGCTCCAGTCGCGAAACCAGTGACCTTTACGCCAGTGGCTCCGACAAACAAGTCGTTAAAATATGTGTTCTGCTTGGGCGCGCTTCCAACAGACGTTTTTATCCTAAAATCACTGCATTCTATTCGTATTCGATAGGCAGTACCAACATTTAATGTCGTTGCCTCAAACCCTAGCACGTATTCCGTGTCGGTTCCAGTAACCCTAGAAAACAATCTGACACTTCCTGCCGCCTGATTCCCGACAAGTTTCCAGCAGTTATCATCGTCTACGCGGCGGAACATTAAGTTCAATACTTCTCCTGTGTCAGGAGTCCACGTGAACTCTATAACTGCATTGCTATCCATTGTCACAATCTGCCCATCCGAAGGGGAAGCAACATAACTCGTCGCTAATCCAGTGCCTGTAAGCTGCCAGGATGCTCCACGCACTTCGGCCACATCGTTAACGGAGAACGGCTTGCTAAAACCGTCAAAAGCCGGATACATGGTTGCTGTATTCCCACTCAAGGCTGATCCCAACACAGTCCAATCATAATAAATGCCCCCACGAATAAGGGCTAATACCCCAACTGTGAGCAGTACTAAACAAAGTTCATATTCTATTTCCGGTAAGATTTTCGACTGCGAAACCAAATACGCACCAGGATATAGGAGCCAGCTTCCGTAGCTGTAAACGATCCCAGTATCAGGCTGGCCCGGAGTTGTGTTAGATTTCAGCCCAATAGCCATCACGTTCCCGGCAGCGGACGACATTTTGAACCGAAAATAAACAGCAGATTTATTGGCTCGTAGGCATCCATTCGAGTTCCGCGCAAACGGATCTCCAAAAGCAGGAGATGCTTTCCCGCCAGAAAAAACAAGTTCTCCCCCGGATATGGTAACTTTATTTTCCGTGTCGGTTACAACGCGAGTTCCAGGGCCGGGTTCTGCTGCTGTTCCGTTTACGCCCCCCGCCGCCCGATCGGTTATAAACATATCTCTGAATAGGTACGATATTCCACCCCCAAACACCGTAGTCAACGCTAACGGCAGTCTTCTCAATAATCCCATGCTACACCTCCGCTAATGAGACTTATCAGTACTCTACCCACGCTCTTCACCGCTAACCCTTCACAAACAACTGCAACGCCCGCGCCGCTCCCTGGTTCTCAGCCGCGCCCGTGCCCGTATTCACGCTCACGAGCTTCATGTACCGTACCCCCATCACCTCGGTCGGCAGCTTGTACCATCCCGCCTCGGCTGTCAGCACCCCGCTGATCTTCACCAAAGCCCCTGTCGTATCTCGCACCCAGTCGTACGTTCCGCCCAGATTGGGGCTCATCTTGAACGCCACATTCGCCGCCGTCCACGCTTCTGGGATGCGCACCAAACCGCACGCCGGGATATACTCCTCCAGATTCACGGCGTTGCTCTCCGCCGCGCCGTTTGCAATCGTCAAATTGACCAATGCCTCTTCCATACCCTGCTCCTTTTTGGGGAGGGCAGTTTCCCGCCCTCCCCTCGAACTCGAAAACCAAAACTTACAGCGTGATGTTGTAGATCACATCCGCCGCTTCGATTCCGCTGGCCGCGCCGGTCGGGGTAAAGCGCCCCAAACCAAGCCGCAGGCTGTGCACGATGCGGGTCTGGTCCGTGGCCGGGATGCGCTCGGTCTCGGTCTTGATCCGGCGGCGCCATCCAACCTTGAACCCGCGGCGATTGATGGTCGCCAACTGGCCCAGCGTGTTGTTTCCTGCGGTGGTGCTCACCTTACCGTCCGCCTCGGTCTTGCTCACCGCCATCGAACCGATCACCGGGTGACCCAGCGCGCGGGCGACCTCACCGTTGAAAATCGCCTTACCCTGTTGCTGGTAGCTCACAATCAGCTCGTCCAGCAGGGCGACGCGGTCCGCGGTCTCGGGATCCGCGATGAACACCAGGTCGTTCGGGTCATTCGGATGGCCCCAGTCCACCTTGTTGGTGGCGTCCATCATCCGGCCCTTCACGTCCCGCAGCGCGTTCAGGCTGATCCCGGCGCCCAGACTCTTGCTGTTGCCGGTGTTATCCACCAGCCCCGCATGCCGGATGCCGTCCAACGCTAGGTAGTGCTTGGTGTCAGCCGGATCGGCGTCGTCCAGGTTGATGTTGCCGGTGCCTGCGTTGGTCGTGTCCCCGTTCAGCACCAGGCTGTCACCGTAGAACCCAACGCTCAGCATGGCCTGGCGGCGCAGGAACGACACGAACGGCAGGATCGAATCCTCTTCCATTTCACCGCTCCACATCTGGTGGATCACGAACTTCTTAGCATCTACCTGCACCCGGTTGCTGCCGGTCTTGGTGCTGCCGTAGTTGCTGCTGTTGTTTGCGGTGCTTTCAGACACCCACAGCATTTCCGGGAAGTCCACTTCCACCGGCAGGTACGCGGTCGGAGCCTGCATCTCGAACGAATCGAGCAGGCCAAAGATGCGACTTTCGCGCGCGGCAGCCTCCCACAAATCGCCCACGTACTGCGCCCCGATCAACTGCAACCCATAACCGGTCTCGGCGGTGTCCATCGCGCGTACTGCGTTCTGGTACGCCCCAGTCAGTTCCCACGCGCCTTTAGCGGCTAGCGCCCGATCTCCGCCCTTGAACCAGGCCAACGGGATCCGCGGGAACATATCGTCCAGCGCCCGGCGATCCATCTCGCGCACCTGCTCTTCCGGCAGGTAGTACGCCTGCGAGATCGCCCCGAACGTCTTGCGCAGGGTCTCGCTCGGTCCTTCATAGGTGCCGCTGCTCACCTTGCGCTGACCGCGCAAGGATTCCTGCAAGTCGAACAGGAACTCGATGTCCGCGAGGCTCAGGCCCCAGCGCGCGTACTTGGTGCCCAGCAGCTTGGCCTCACCATCGTTCCCAAAGCGCATCTTGCGCTGGAACTCGGTGTCATTCACCAGCAGGCTGAACTGCTCGCTCACCAGCTTGCGTAGCTGGGTCTCGTTCATCGACTGGCCTAAAGCGTCCAGTCTCTCGTTGATACCCTTCATCAGGGTCTCGAAATTGTCAGTCATTTTGACCTCCTACGGTCTGCAAACGATTCAAGATATTGGCAAGCACGGCCCCGCGCTCTGCGTCGTCGTCCTCGGGCTCTTCCTCGTCTTTAGCCTGCTCCTCCTCGGGCGCTTCTTCGGCTTCATCAGCCTCGATCTCCTTCTGCGCCCGCTGGATCACGCCATCGATCAGGGTCAGCGCCTGGCGTAGGTCGTCCATGTTGCGCCGCGAGAGCACCGCTCCCGAACGCTGTTCGACCTCCACCGGGTAAAACGCCTCTTCCCCTTCCAGGAATAGCCCGCGGATCTCACCGGCGCTCAGCGCGGCCAGCTCGTCGTTGGGTACGAACTCCGGCGCGGTTTTCCCCATCCGCCGGTATTTCGGCAGCAGTGCGCGGTAGCGTTTCTCACGGTCTTCATCGTCATCAGATCCAGGCAGGTACAAACGAGCCATCTCGCTCGCTAACTCCCGCCACGGATCCTCGGTTGAAGTGTCCGCATCTTTCGCCTCGATCATCTCCCGCAGCACCTGGTACTGCCGCTGCATCAACGCGTCCGGGTCGCCCGGCACCGGCACCGCCGCAATCTCCAGCAGTTCCCAGTCCGTCACGTCCCGACCGTTCATGTCCAAACTTGTCCAGTTCACGCTCACCGCATGCAGGAATCCCTCGCGGTATTTCCGCTCCACCTGCCGCGCAAACTCATCTCCCTGGTCGAAGGTGATGTCCGCGTCCAGGCGCTCTCCGCTCGGATCCGCGATCACCTCGGCCCGCCCGATCGGCAGCCGGTTGCCCATCATGTCGTGCGCCCACGTCACCACCGGGTTGCGCCGGTAGTTATCCAGACGCACCCCGCCGACCACCAGGTTGAGGCCGTCCCGCTTGACCCCTTCCCGTGAAATCACAAACCGGATCGGCGTGCCCGCCGCGCTCTCTGCCGCCCCGTCGGCGGCTCGTTCACAATACGCTCTCAAATTTGGCATCCTACTCCTCCTCGTCTTCCACCACCGGCTGCATCGTGCACCGGCAGTTGATGTCTTCTTCAGCCGCGCCCAGTTGCCCAGGCCCCGGCCCGCGTCCCGATCCAACCTCGAAATCCTCGTCCATGTCTATCGGCGCGTTCTGGTAGCGCCTGTGCGCTTCCACGTGGCTGTCCCGTGCCCGGTCGTCCAATTCCGCCAGCCACGTCTTGCGAATCTTCAAGCCCGTCTGCTTCCAGGCCTCCAGCCGCCCGCCGTTCATCGCCCCGGTCACTTCCGTCCTGGCAATCGCCTCACTCGAGCTTTGGATCCGGTCACCCATCACCGCTTCCACCCGCGCTTGCAATTTCACCAGCCCCTCGCCCCCTTCGATGCCCTCGCTCAGGCTCTTCTGCAAGGTCTTCCAGGTCGTCTCGTTCACTTCCTTGGCAAACCGCTGCGCCCGCCGCTCGATGAACCGTGCCGCCCCTGCCGCGCTCACGTCGAAGACCAGGTTCAGCGTTCCCATCTCGATGTACTCTTCCTCGCCCGTTTCCTGCACCAGGTCGCGTAGCTTGGGCCGGATCCGCACCCTGAACCGCTTGATCCAGTCCGCCAGGTTGAACAGGTCGCCCAGGTCCGCCCGCTGGCCGGTCGATTGGATCGACCGTTCCGCCTTTTCGAGCTTACTCAGCACGCTCTCCTTCTGGCTGCGCATCAGCTCGGCCACTGCCTCGCCAATCACCCGCTCCCACCGGCTCGCCCGCCGGTCAAACTTCTTCCACGCCCGCTCATGCTCAGCGCTCCGGTACTCGACCCCCTGGACCGCCCTCACAGATCGCATCGACCGCGGCTCTTTTCCTTCCTCTTCCTCTGGGCTAACGGCTGACGGCTGAGAGCTGACAGCTTCTTCCTCTTCCTCTGAGCTGATAGCTGACGGCTGATGGCTGACGGCTTCCTCCAACGCTTCGACGGGCACTGCCGTGCCCGGCGCCCACCACGTATCCCCCCACGGCAGCGGCTTCTTGCCCTCTTCCTCCCGCCATTCGTTGATCAACATCGCCCCACGGTCGATCTGATTCATCGCTCGTGTCCAGCGATCCGTCTTTGCCTCTTGCAGATCAGCAACCTCACTGTCGTCAAACTCGACCAGGTCGGCCTCGCCCCCAAACATGGGCACCAGCTGCTCGGTTATTTCTCCGGCAATGAATCGCGCCTCTGGCAGCACCGCGTGGGTCCAGGCCGCCCGCATAGCCGCGGGGAAATTCTCATAAGTCCGTTTCCCGCCCGCCAGGTCCTGCGGCCACTTGTAAGCCCGGCAGATCTCCTCCAGCGACAACTGGATGCCCTGGATAAACTCAGCGTCATGTGGGCTAATTCCCAGCGCCTTCGTCTCTACCTCGAAGCGAAACACGCCCCACCGGTGCGCCTTGTCCACGCCCTTGAACCGCTGGTCCAGCAATGCCTCGATCTCCCCGGCCTGCTGCTCGGTCAGTTGCGTGTTCTGCTTTGGGATGACCAGCCCGCCCGTCTGCAACCCGTTGCGGAACAGGTTGCGGTTCGAGCGCCACGCCTCCCCGGCATAGTCCGCTGCGATCCTCGATGCCGCCAGCGGCGAAAGCCCGTCGTACTCATCCATCGGGTTCGGATAGCGGAACCAGATCACCTCGCTCGGCAGGTAACCGATCGGCGTTCCCCCGGTCATCGGCGTGTAAGCAAACCCCTTAATGTAATTCACCGGGTCAGGGTACACCACCACCCGATCAGGCCGCCCCCACCAGATCTCCCGCGGTGTCTGCGTCCCCGACGGCCCCCGCTCCAGGAACCAGAAGGCCTTGCCCCACAGGCACAGGCTCAGTTCCGTCATCGAGATCAATCGGTTCATCGTCCAGTGCGGGTTCACCTTCGTCAGAAGCTGCACCAGGTTCCCCTGGGTCACCTCTTCCCGCTTTCCGTTGCGCAACTTCATCGCCCGCTGCGGCAGGCTTGAAAGCAAATCTGCCCGCCCCGTCGCGCACGCATACACCCCGTTCGACTTGGCGATGTACTCCCCGTACTCCTCTGGCGCGAATTGGCTGTCCGGCCCACCCACGCCGTACGCTTGCATCGTCGCATCCACCACGCCCGGCCCCAGCACAAACGACCGCAGCGATTGGCGCACCCGTTCCCGGATTCCCGTCGTCCAGCGCGCCATTAGAATACCAACCTTCCGGTCAGAGTCATTGGTCCAGCCACCATGTAAAGCCCTCCTGCCGCCGTGTCAATTTGATCGTCATGCCGACCGTTGGGGAAGTCCAGCGCCTCCAGGATGAAGGCCTGCACCCACGGCCCCCGCACCAGCTTCACCTTGCCCGCCTTCGCCCGCCCTTGCAGCGGGCGGCACCTGGTCACCTTGTCGTTCTGCGGCGTCACCCGCCGGATGTCCACGCTGGCCAGGCTCGGATCGCGCATCAGCTCCTGCCACAGCAGCGCGCTGAATGCCACCGTTTCCACCGCCCAGGTCGTTCCAGCCTCTTCTGGGCTCAGCATCGCCACTCGGACCCGCGCCATGAACTCGTTGATCTCCTGCACCCGGATCATGTCCCGCAGGTACACGTCTCCGTTTTCGTCCATGGCCACCCCCACGCACGAATTGAAGTCCGCCGTGCGGTGCTCTCCCATCGCCGGGTCAAAGTACCGCATCCACCGCAGCTTTTCCGGCGCGCGGTCGACAATCTCGAAATCCGCCGCGTCGAAGAACCCGCCCTCTTGTGGTCTCGGCTGCTGCTGATAAAGCGCATGCCAGTCCAGCATGCCGCCGTTCAGCTCCAGGTTCTTACGGATCCTGGCCAGCGCGTCCTCATCATATTTCTGCGGCCACAGCGCCTCGCCTGCCTTGCGCATCAGTGGGTCCGAGCGGTCCCGCCACAGCCCCTCCATCAGTGCCTGGTTCTGTTGCTCGTCGCTGGCCGCCATCTCGCCCAGGTCGTAGGCCAGCGCTGGCAGGCACAGCACCGTCCACTGGTCTGCCAGTGGGTCGGTGGCCATGGCCTTCAGTAGCTCACCGCTCAGGTCTTCCCGATGCCACCGCGTGTGGATGATCACCACCGCGCCGCCCTCTTCCAGCCGCGTATATGCCGAGCTGGTGTACCAGTTCATCACCTTTTTCCGGTACGCCACGCTGTCCGCATCCTCTCGGTTTTTGTACGGGTCGTCGATCACCAGCAGATGTGCGCCCTTGCCCGTGATGCCCCCGCCCACACCGGCAGCCACCACCCCGCCTCGGTGCGGCTCGGCCAGATCCCAGTTGCTCTTCGCCCGCGCGTCTTCGCTCAGCTCCACCGGCTGCTCCACCGCGCTCTGCTGCCCAAAGATCGCCGCGAACCGTTCGCTGGTCACAATCTGCCGGATCGCCCGGCTGTTGTCGCTGGCCAGCTCTGCCCCGTAGCTCGTCACGATCACCCGCCGGTCCGGTTGCCTGCCCAGCAGCCACGCTGGGAAGATCTGGCTCACCTCCACCGTCTTCCCGTGTCGAGGTGGCATCTCGATGATCAGCCGCCCAATCCCCGTCTTCCCGCCCGTGCGGATGTAGGTCTCCACCTGCTCCAGCATCTCCGCCACCAGGTCATGGTGCGGCCTCGCCTGCCACCACGGAAACACGTACGACCCGAAAGCCGTCAGCCGCCGCCGCGCCAGCTCCCGCCGCGCCCGCTCAGCCCGCGCCACCTCTGGAGAAATCGCCGTTGCGACCATCATTCCTCTGCCTCTTCTCCCTCTCCATCAGCTTGCTGATGGGGAGGGTTAGGGGTGGGGTCCTGGGTGAGGGTAGATCCAGCCAACTTCCGCAGCTCTTCCTCGCTCATCTGGCTCAAATCCTCCAGATCACCCGCCCGCCGCACATCCACCTGCGTGCGCGGCGTATAATCGCCGGTCAGCTCCAGGAACAACTTGCGGTCAGGGTTGCTGCGGTGATCGTTCTGGCTCGCGCTCTCCGCCAGCGCCCGGAACACGTCCGCCCGCTTCTCCATCAGCGGCAGCGCCTGAAGCATGGCGATCAGATCGTCGATCGCCGGGTTCCGCTTGCGCCACGTGCCAATCTGCCGGTCGCTGGTCAGCCCCAGCACTTCCCGCGCTAGGCTTTCCTGCGTCTTCGGCCACCGTCCCGCCCTGGGCGATGCCGCCCACGCGATATAACAAGCCACCCGCCACGGCCACCCCGCGTTGAGCAGCTCGGCATACTGCTCGAACCACTCTGGCGTATCCGTCTGCCCGCTCAGCTCCAGCGCAACCTTGCTCGCCTGGCTCCGCCTTCGTGCCTCCTCGGGCGAGACGAACCCCTGCTCCGATCGGTCCGTCTCGTCCAACTGGAGACCCAACGCAAGCTGTTCATAGTAACCGGCCTCGGGTGCTCGAAATTTCATCTCAGTTCACCTTCACAGTTCTGCGCCGCGGCATAGTTTTTTTTTGTTCAACCGCCGCCTGCGGCATCTCTTCGATCGCCTGCCTGGCCCACTCGTCATGCTCGTGCACAGCGCTCCCCAGATCGTTCATCTTCTGGACCAACTGCGTCAGCAGTGTGTTCGTTTCTGCCGCCTGCGTTGTCTGTGCCTTTTGCATCTCCTTCACCGTGGACCGCCAGGACTCGTCTCGCTTATCCTGGGCATCCTCGCGCAGCTTGCTTTGCTCGCGCTCAAAAGACCGCTGCGCCTCGCGCTCTGCATCGCGTTTGGCGTCTTGCGTGTCTAGCCATCCTGTGAACTCGCGCCAAAATTTCCGCGCGCCGATGCCCAGAGCTGCAACCACCAGAACAAGCAAAGCCACCACCGGGAACTGCCCCCAAATCGATCCTGGGTCTGGCATCGTTACCCCCCGTTCTTTACGTAAGCCCGGTTCCTGGAAGCCTCTGCCTCGCGCATGTGCTCCAGCGCATAGCTCTTGCCCACCAGCGGCGCGCCCTTTAGTGCCTTCTCATGGGTCAACCGCGAACTGATCAACTGCCACGCGAACCCAAACACCACCGCCAGCACATTCGCCAACTGGGCCGCGAACTGGTTCGCCCCCTCCACGTCGAAATCTGGTTTCACCAGCCCGACCACGAACAGCAGGATCATGCCGAGCAGGTTCAGGCCGGTGGCCACCGCTGGCGCCTGCCCGTCCTTCACCCACCCCACCGTCTTGGCAATGTTCACCAGCGCAGCGATCAGCGCTCCCACTCCGCCAAGAGCCAAAAATGCAGCCAACAAACTCTCGATCGACATATCCTCGGCCCTCCTTTGGCCTTTAAAACGGTCGCGCCCGGCCTCCACATCAGAGACCGGGCGCTCACCCCGTTACCTTGCCCAGGGCCACGCCCCTGGGCTGCAAATCAATATTCAGTCATTGAATTTCAATAACTGAATTTTAAAACATTCTTAAACCACTGTCAACGAATCAACAAATAAGGTCCGGCAACCCGCCGGGCCTCTTTTTTCTTCTCTGCCCCCTCGCCCCGCCGCTTCGGCGCACCCGTAGGGGTGTCGGGAGAGGGTGGGGAAGCACTGGCCTTGCCAGTGTGAGGGTAAGCCTCGAAAACACTAGACTATTCTATGCACCCACCGATCCCGCCTGTGCTGTAAATGCAAATCCTGGTCATACCGCAGGTGGCACCGCTGGCACCAGTGCCGCAAATTCTCCATCGCGTTGTTCTCCGTGTCGTGATCCAAATGCGCCACCGTCAGCACCACCCGGCTCCCCGTCACCGGGTGCGCCTTCCCATTCTCCGCCCGGCACTCCGGGTAAAACGGGCTCCCCTCGCATCGATCCCCGCTCCTCGCCCGCACCATCTCCCGGATCTCCGCCCAATTCGCCGGATACTTCTTATAGTCGATCGGCATCTTGCCCTTCTTTCTGCCCCCTCGCCCTCTTAGGGAGAGGGTGGGGGTGAGGGTAAGCCTGTGGATCCACATCAGCTTTCCCCGCCAACCACCCCAACACCCCCAGCACAAACCCCGCCCCCAACACCCAGCACACCCCCACCCCGCACATCACCCCCATCAAAAACTGCCCGTTCACCCCTCTACCCTCTTGAACTCAATCACCCACACCCACGGGTTCACATCCCACCCAAACCCGCGTTTGGCGTTGATCTCATTCCACAACCGGTGGAACTCCACCACCGCGTCATACTCCCGATCAACCTTGTCTGGATCTGCGTCAGGCCCTGGCCGCCACACCCCCTCAGCCAGCGCGTCCGCGTAGGAAATATCCTGCACCCGCTCCACCCGCACGTTAGTGGCCTCCAGCGTGATCCTGCTCGCCCAGCGAGGCATGTAGATAGATGGTCGCCATTTCGCGGTGCCAGAAAAACTTTCAGCTACAATTGGCGCCTCATTCGCTTTCCACCAGATGTGATCCCTATTTCCGCAATGCACGTCGAAGCAATTTTGATCATCATGAGCCCACGTCTCCCGCACCCACAGCCAGTCACTTACAACGTATTTTTGCCGGGTGCCATAGATAGTTGATACCGTTCCATTGTCGTGGCGCAGATCAAATAAATAATGGCTAGGCGTCTTACGAACAAAGATTTTCTCCATCGAATCTCGGTATATGTATTGCAGAGACTCCGGCCACATCACCTGCCTAGTTTGAATCTTCCTTCCATCCAGGATTGCTCTAACCATCTCGCCAGAAAAAATAATTGGCAGATCCGTCCTGTTGCCCCTCGCCAATATATCCTGCATCATCTCATTTGAAAGCATAATCCGTTGCTCTTTCATTTCTTTCTCCTCGTCTTCACAATCACATTCCAAAAAAACCTTACTACCTCCATCGGCTTTGCCGTTCCATAGAGGCATGTATCTCGGCTGTCACATTGTGGGCATTTAGGCATGTTAGGCATGATGTGCCTCTCTGGTAACTTGAACGTCGCCCCGCATCTATCGCATTCGTAATAAAAATAATCCATAGCTCACTCCTCTCCTTCCCACCCACACTCCAAATAATCCCCGTTCTCCGGTACAAAATTTTTCAATGATCGAGCGACAAAATCTCGCATGTATTGATCAGTCTCCTTTTCCTCTGCCCCGCTTCCGTACGAGACATCTCTCAGCGCCCGGCAGTCCGCACAAATATCCTCAAGTAACCCCGGTTCCACTTCATCAACAGCGACCCACTTGCCACAGATCAAACAATTGAATCCGTTCAACCCGCATACATTCTCAATATGAGTGCAGGCCTCGGAACCATCCATAAAACCTTTGCAGTCACACTCAAAACCACACCACGGACACTCGTGCATTTAAAAACCTCCTTCTCTTTTCGCCGTGCACTCATCGCAATAACCATCCATGCGACGCGCCGCCTCTTCCCCGGTGATCCATCTTTCGCAATTCAGGCAGTTGAAAGCATTCAGATCAATCCCCTCGTTGCATAAGGGGCAGGGCGATTCTCCGTCATATCCCTCACGCACATACCCAGTTCCATTGCACAAATTACAATATTCGACTGACATAACTACTCCTTCCAATTCGTGAAATTCGTGGATAACTCATCTCCGTCCCTCTTCCCCCAGGAAGGCCCCTTAGCGGCCCTCCTGGAGTCTCTAGCGCTTCCCTATACGCTGGCGTAGCCTGTTTTCTCTACGCTTCCGTATACGCTTCTCTCTGCGCTTCCGTTTGCGCTGGCGTAGATTTCACTTTTCTTCACTTTCCGGCAACACCAGCACACTGTCATAAAACGGGCTGTGGCTGGGCCGCCTCGGCCACCGCTCCAGGTCCACCCCGGCCCGCATCGCCTGGATCAACATCGCTCCCGCCACCGAGCTCACCGGCACGCTCTGCTCTTGCGCCAGTTCCCGCACCGCCTTGATCAGCCATTCCGGCAGGTCATAGCTGGCCTTCTTCCGCGCCCGGTCAGCCTCGATCTTCTTCCGCTGCCCCGGTGTCAGTCCCTTCGCTCGCCGCGTCCTGTCGGCATGCCGCAGCACCGGGTCGTCCTGCCCGAACACCGCGCTGCTCACCGCCTCGTCCGTTACCGCTTGCACTGGGTAGTTTTTCTTGATGGCCATCATCTCACCTCACCACCCGCTCCACAATCTCAGCCAGGTGCAGATAGCCCCCCACCCGCTTCCGGCTGTTGGTCGCCTTGATTCCATTCGCCGCATAGCCGACCGCTGCCGCGCTGTTCGGCGCATACTCCCAGATCGTCACCCCCCGGCTGGCCGCTTCCCGCACCTTCGTGTCCTCTGGAATAGGAGGCAGCACCAGATCAGGTCCCCCCACCAGCTCAGCCAGTCGGCGCAGGTTGCTGTCCGTCTCGTTCGTCTTCCGCTCATAGATCGTCGGCAGCACCCCGATCACCGTCGGCGCCGTCACGCTCGGGAAGGCTCCCAACCCACGCACCGTCTTCAGGATCTCCGCCGTCCCGTCCAGCCCCAGATAGTCCAGCACCACCGGCACCAGCACGAAATCAGCCGCCGCCAGCGCGCTGATGTGCAGCGTATCCGAGCCCGGCGCCAGGTCCAAAAAGACCAGGTCATACTTCCCTTCCGCGGCCATCAACGCCTCGCCCACCACCCGCTCGCGCTGCGGCATATCTACCAGCCACACCCCGATCTTGGCCGTCTTCTTATCGCTCGTCACGATGTCCAGCCCCATCCGTGCCTCGATCACCACCTCGCTCAATGGGTCCTCGCCCACCAGCCAGCGAAACAGCCCGCTGCCCTTCGGCTTGCCCAGCAGCTTCGCCACGTGCCCCTGCTGGTCCACATCCACCACCAGCACCTTGTACCCCTGCCCAGCGAACCAGCTCGCCAGCGCGATCGTCGTCGTCGTCTTCGCCATCCCGCCCTTCTGATTGGCCACTGCAATGATCTTCATTTCGTTTCTCCGTTCTTCTTGATGATCTTCAAATCCACCAGCTTCACCGACCGCCGCCGGGCATACACCCCGTCTTCCCGCTCCACGTTCGGCCCGTACTCCACCACCGCGTCCGCCTCATAGGCAAACACCACCACCCCCGTCATCCCATCCTTCATCACCACCCGGTCCCCCGCCTCAATCTTTTCTTCCATCGTTTCCTCTCTTATTCGTGTCTATTTTCTTCATTCGCGGATCGTCTTTTCTTCTCTGGCTAACAGCTGACGGCTGATAGCCTACAGCTTCTCCCCTTGAGGCCCTTGAGGCTCCTTGAGGGCTTGAGGAATCGCCGCCAAAACCCTGGGGGCCAGTTGCCGCGCGTTCCCCACGCCTGCCACCAGCCACCCCTTCGACGACCACTCGTTCAACATCATCCGCGCGCGCCACTCGCTCCACCCGATCTCCTTCAGCTTGGGGATGCTCATCACCCCACCCCACTCTGCTGCTGCTCGTTCTGCCAGGTGCAGTTCTCGCCCCACCGGCACGTCGCTGGCCGCCGTCTCCAGCGCGGGCAAAAACGCCTGCGCCTCCACCAGCCGTGCCCCCCAGCTCATCAACAGCCGCCCCTTCGTCTTCGGCAGCTTCTCCGCTCCGCTCCGTCCCAGCACCACCATGCTGTCCGAGACAGCCGGGACCGGGAAACAAATCCGAGTCGCCAGGTTGGTTTTGATCAACCCGCCCACCTCCTGCACGCTCGTCCGCTGGGTAGCCAGCACCGGCAGGATTCCATACGCCCGCCCGGTTGCCACCACCTGCGCTAGCCGCCCTTGCAGCTCAGCCGGTACCAGGGCCGCCTCGTCGATGATCAGCACCACCCACAGCATTTCCGTTATCCCAGCAGGCCCAAGCTGCGCGATATATTCCATAATCCCCCGCGCCCCGGCTTCCTTGAATTGCTCTGCCCGCTCCTCGATCGTCTTCTCCAGGTAGCTCAGCCCCGTGTCCAGATCATCCATGGCCAGCACGTGCGGCTCGTTCTCATACCGCCCGAACTCGTTGCCGCTCTTTCCATCCCACAGCACCAGCTCGCACTCTTTGCCATGCAGCAATGCCTGAATCCAGCCGTGCAGCAGCATCGTCTTGCCAAATCCGCGCGTTCCGCCCACCAGCACGCTGTCCGCATCCACCAGCGAGATCCACAGTGGCCCCTTGCGTGTCATGCCGATCGGAACGTCCATCGACCTCGCCTGGGCGCTCATATCCAGCGCTTGGCTCTCCAGCCGGTGCGCCAATCGCTCCACCCTCGTCCCCACCTGGTAGAAGATCCCTACACTGTTCGTCCGCACCACCGATGCGCCGCCCAACCGTGTCGCCAGGTCGTGCCGGAACTGGTCGCTCAGCACCGACCGCATGTTGCGCACATTGTGCGGGTTCACGCTCATCACCACCCGCTCGTCCAGCTCCCAGGCCCAAAACCAGGGCAGGCTCGCATCGTGCACATGCGGCTCCAACAGGCTTGCCATCGCCGCCACAATCTCATCCACGCTTCTAGCGCCCATCCTGCGCCTCCTTCCAATCGGCCTCCAGCACCTCGATGATCTCTTGCGTCACCGGCGGCGTCTGTCCCGACCGATACACCATATACCGCGGCCCTGCCTTCGGCGCTGCCTCTCGAAACTCTCGCCCGCTGCTGTTCCCGTTCGTCTTTTGCTGCGGGATGAACAGCGACCCGCGGTGTTGCAGATCCACCATCTGGTCTCTGGCTGTGGTTCGCTCCTGGGTCGCCCCATCCGCCAGCATCGGCTTGCTCGGGTCCAGCATCGGCCCGGTGTTGCGATCCAGATCCACGTAAGCACCTTGCGGCGTGATAATGATCGGCGCGTCCCCTCTCGCGTCTCTCTGGATCACGCGCAGCACCGGCACAGCCACCCGCACCAACACTACCGCGATCAGCACCAGGATCAGCGTCGCCAGGATCCCGATCACAAACGGCATCACCGCGGTCATATCGTTCACGATTCGCTGCCGTTCGGTGTTCATCCGCAAAATCTCGGCCTGCTCTGTGCTGATCATCCCCACGTACACCGCCGTGGCCGTCGCATCGCTGGCGTCCGCCGTGGCCGTTCCCGACCATGACCGCTCGGCCCGCAAGGCCAGCGCGGCGTCGCCCGTGGCCGTCCACTGCGCCAACATCAACGCCATTGCGTCCGTCGTGGCCTGTGCCCCCTGGGTCGCCCGGGCCGCGCCTTCGGTCGCTTGCATCGCTGCCTGGGTCAGTCCTGCCACAAACGCCTGGCCGGTGGCCATTCGTGCCCCTTCTGCCTGGGTCGCCTGGAACCGCGCCGCCTCAGCCGTAGCCTCGGCAATCATATTCGTCGCCCGCTGCCGTTCCCGCTCCAGGTCCAGCACTGCCCCGGTGGCCGTCGCGTCGATCACCTGCCTCGTCGAGGCAAAAGCCCACTCTGTGGCGTTCGGAGTCCCGCTCGGTGCCAGGGCCGTGCCCACGCTCTGCGCCATCGGCGCAACGTCGCAGGCCGCGAATAACACCAGCGCAGCCACAATCGTGAGAACAGCCGTTGCCCGTTTCATCACCACCCCCACGGGTTCGTGCTCTGATCGACCGGCGCGTTTTGTTCCACCAGCATCGGCGCATCTTGCCCGGCCCGGCGCGGCTGATTCTGCCGCATCTGCTCTTGCATCATCTGCATGGCCATCATTCCCATCATCATCTGCAACGGGTCGCCCGAGCCCATCAACTGCGGCATCTGCTGCCGTTGGAAATTCGCGTTCGGTCCCGGCGCCCACTTGCCAAATGCGCCCTGACCAATCCCGGCCTGCTGCACCATCCGCTGGACCTTGATCAGCCGGTACACCAGGTATCCCACCACGATCATGCCCAGCGCCAGCATGACCACCAGCGCCACCACCAGCACCGAGTTCGACCTGGCCGTCTCCAGTTGCGCCGCGCTGGCAATCTGCGCGGCCCTGGCCGCCTCGATCGCTGCCTGCGCCTGATTCGCGGTCGCCGCGCTGCTGGCAATCCAGCCCACCACCAGCGCCAGCAAAATAATCACCGCCAAAATGATCAGTACCATCTCAACCTACCTTTCGTACATCCGAAAGAACTTGCAAATCGCCTTGTAATGCCGCTCCGTCAGCGCGCGCATCCCAAATGCCATACCGGCCCCAATCAGCGCGCCAATCGCTCCCCCCACCCATTGAGCGATCACTGCTCCAACCAGCCCGCCGCCAATCGCCAGCAGTGCCGCCATCCCGATGGTCGCTACCCAGGCTAAAACAGAAAAATTCGCTTCCGCTTTCTTCTCCTGGGCATCCGCCTCAATGAAGGCAATATGACCTGCATCGGTGTTCCAATCCCATTCGTTCACTCCGTCCTCCTCGGCATCGCCGCCAGATCCACCCAAATGTCTCGCCCTGGCACTCTGCCCGCGTTCACCTGGCAGATCCCGCCCACCATGCGCGTCTCAAAATCGCCATACCCCGCCGCTTCCGCGGCCTGGGCGCATTCGGTCTCTGCCCCATTCCAACCATCGCCCCCACCAATGGGGCAGGTCAGTTGGATAAAAATCATCACCGCCACGACCAGCAAAATTTTCTTGTTCATCGTTCCTCCTGATACTTCCTCATCAACCGCCGCACGCTTTCAGGCCCTGGCACCCACGTCCGCATCTGCCCGCAAATCGAGCAGCGCACGTCCGCCACATGCCCCTCCACCGCGGCCATCACGTCCACGCTCTCCGGTAATCCTTCCAGGCCATAATCTACCGCCTGGCGGTACAGCAGCAACAGCCGGATCCCGCTTCCGTTCCTCACCACCTGCCCCATCGTGTGCCCGTTGGGGCACTTCCACTCAGCCACAGGTTTCATTTACCCTCCATGACCACTAAATATCCACGCGGCACCCAGTCCGCTACAGCCAGTTTCAGCATGATGGTCTTCCCCAGTACATCCAGCTCGAGCGGCAGCGGCTGGCCATCCGCGTCCCGCGGGGCCGCTTCCGGCACTGACCTGGTCACGAGCTGCTCGGCGTCTTTGTCCATCTCGATGTAGTGCCGCGTAGCCGCGTCGATGGCCGCCTGCCGGAAGGACGTGCCCTTCCCGATCCACCATGCCACTGCCCGCCGCTTGTCCTCTTTCAGCTTCAGCTCTACCACCTCTCGGATGTTCCACCACATTCGCAGGTGATACACCCCCAGCGGGTCTTCTTTGTACTGGTGGATCCGCAGCGTATCCAGGCAGGTGCTCGGCGTCTGTGCCGTCCACTTGTCCCAGGATGGCGCCTGCTCCATGCTCACCACATGCAGCTCGCGCACCCATCCCTGGCTGATCTCATCCGTCAGCACAACGTCATTCGCCATATACCACCTCGCACTTCGCCCACCCCACCCGCCAGTACCCAGGCCGCTCAACCGGCTCAGTCCGGTATTCCACCTGTGCCCACCCATCTACGCAATTTCCGGTCTTGACCAGGTCGCCCGCCACCGTCATGCCCTGGCTCTTGTAGACCCGCTGCCCGCGCGCATCCAGCCGGTAGGTGAAGACCTCGATACTCTTTTCCGGCGCGCTCACCTGCGTCGTCGGCAAAACTGTGGCCGTGGGCGCCAGTGTGGCCATAGGAGAGGCCGTAGGCATCACCACTTCCGCCTGCTCTTGCATCGCCATGCAGCCGGTGACGATAATCACCACCATCAACAAAATCGCTACAGTTGTTTTCATGACTCGTTTACTCCTCAATTTCGCATAACAAGATTCAAGCAAGCTCTGTGAACTTCCGTTTCGGAAGTTCACACAAGTACACAAGAAGTACACACACCTCTATAGTTCCCCATGGCAAATGAGCGCCTGACCCCCCTATAAGTTAACCAAAGTACAAGAAGTACACATTCAGAGCGGTCGTAGGAGCATCGAAGGCTCGATTTCTGCCACTTTTGACCGTTTTTCAACCTTAAAAAAGGCAAAATCGTCTCTGTGAACTTGTGAACTTTGTGAATACTCATAGGGGGGGTGCCCATTTGCATTGCAAATCCGGCCCCCTTACAAAAACAATTCAGGAGTAGCACATAGAAGTTCACAAAGTTCACAAGTTCACACGTTGTCTTAGACATTCTTTAAGGTTCCTTGTTGGGCCTCTCCAGGCTTTGGCCCGAAATCCTCGCGGTTGATTCCATACTTGTTCGACAGCCCGATCAGCTTGGGCTCGTTGAACACAACATAGAAGCCATCCCGCCGCCGTGGCGTCACCTGGAAGTTCAACCCGCTGCGCAGGATGCGCCCGATGCGCTGGCTCTTGATCTCCTTGCCCGCCTTGTTGTTATCCTCCTCGTCTTCGTCATTCATTTCGTTCACAATTTCATTCGTGATCTTGGTTACGTCGCCCACCTTGATCAGGAATGTGCCATCCAGTTCCGGCTTGACCATCTTTTTATTCAGGTCCGGGTATTGCCAGATCTTCCACAGCGCCTCGATTACCCGTGCGTCCAGCGTCATGCCCGCGCTCACGATCGTCTCGGCATAGTATTCGCGCAGCACCGACCGGATCGCGTCCTGCTGTTCTGGGTCGTCCTTGGCGATCGCCAGCAGCGGCCCCGCCACCTGGTTCAACCGCGCCGAGATCGTCAGGTCGTAGAAGTCCTGATCCACCGGGATCTCTGGCAGCCAGGTCTCCATCCGAAAACGCAGCAGCAGGTTGCGCAGCGCCTGGGCTCGTTCCCGCACCTGGTCGTTCACCGTCAGCGGGATCTTCGCCGCGACCAGCTCGGTCATTTCTCGCGGCGCAATCTTGAACGTCAGCGACCTGGACCCAACCGCGTCATCCCGAAAGTCCTTGCGCATGGCGATCAGCTTCGGGCAGAACGTGCGGAAGGCCCGCTCCTCAAAGTCCTTGGTCCCGTTCGGCCCGATCACCTCCACCGTTCGCCAGATCGGGTTGCCCCGCATCGCCCCCAGGTTGTAGAACTTGATCATGTCCTGCTCGGTGTCGCTGTTTTGGAGGTCTGCCTCGTCCAGGAAGCACACGCCCTGGTAGCGTTCCACTGCCCGAAACAGGCTGGAGGTCGAGCCTGCGCCGTTCGCGGTCATGGTCCGGTAGCAGATCATCCCGATCCTCTTCATAAGTTCACTCTTGCCCGAGCCAGCCCCACCCATCGCGCGCAGGTACAGGCACGTCTCGAAGCTGTCGTACACCCACGTCAGCAGGATCCAGTAGGCGATCAACCGCGCAGCCTGGTCGCTGGGCAGCAGGTAGATGTTCTTGAGGTACATCTCGATGTAGGTGATCAGCTCCTTGATGCTCTTGCGGTCGCCCAGCCCCGAGGCGAACACGATCGCCCCGCTTCGCAGTGTCTCGTTCGGTGGATAGGGCACGTACCGCTGGCCGTCGATCACCACGTCCGACCCGCTGTGGATCTGCCCGTCTGGATCTCGCCACGCCAGCATGGCCTTGTCCGCTTTCACGTCATACAGATACTCCACCAGGTGATCGCCCACCGGCCCGCCCCACGTGTACACCGGCTCGCCCTGGGCTTCCTTCTCTGCGGCCTTGCTCTGATACGCCTTCAGCATGGCCTGGAGTTCGCGCAGCCCCACCCGCAGCAGCTTGGCCAGATCGTTGCGGTACTGCGCAAAGTCCAGCTCGCCCAGCTTGGAGATCACCTGCAACGCCTTGACCATGGCCTCGTCCCTGGGCGCACCGTCCAGTGCCCCCGCCCACGCCGCGATTGTCTCTGCATACGTCCTCGCCTCGTGCAGCATCCCCCGCACCTCGGCCCGCTGGGCTTCATCGTTCACCCCCGCCCCAACCATCGCCCGCAGCAGGTCGTTGGCGTCCTTCACTTCGTGCTCTGCCCCATCCTGCCCGCGCCAGTTGCGGTATTCCCGCACCTGCCAGCGCAGCAGGCGCGCCTTCGGCCCCATCGCGTCGGCCACCTTCCAGGCGTTCTTCTGCCCGGCCTCGTCCGCATCTAGCCCGATGTACACGGCCTGGTGCCGCTCGAGCATGGCGGCCAGCTCTTCGCCCGGCGCAACGCCCGCCAGCGCCACGGCGTCCAGCCCCCACTGCCCCAGCGTGATCGCGTCCGCCTGCCCTTCCACAATCACCACGTGCTCAGCCCGTGGCGCATAGTGCTGGTTGAAGAAGGCCTGGCGCTTGCCCACCAGCGCTTCGGGCAGGTTGTAGTGGAACTTCTCCACAATCCCCCGCGCCGACAGATACACCAGCCGCCCGTTGTAGAGATGCGGGTACACCAGTCGCCCGTGCCCCAGCATCCCCGGGATGTAACCGTCCAGCACCCAGTTGTCGTTGGGCTCCACCCCGTGCCTCTTGCCCCATGCGGTCACGTCACCGCGCATACCCAGGATGGCGACCGCGGCAGGACTGGTCACGTCTACCTGCGCTTCGGCCATCGCCGCCAACATCTCTTCCCGCTCTTCCCGCGTGCCTGTCCCGCTAAAGCCCAGCATAGCCCGCACAGCCGTGCCCGGCTCTTTCTCGCCATCCACGTCCCCAGCCCACACGCCCCACCCGCGCCCCTCGGCGTAGGCCTTCGCATCATCCGAGGCCATGAACCAGCGCACGAACACCCGGTGCGCCACTTCCAGCACGCTCTCCCGCATCCGCGCCGCCATCCTCGCCTCGCCATCTTCCCGGCCCCACTGCACCCTGGGCAGCCCCGCCCGTGCCGCCAGCGCTTCCACCGCCGCCTTGAAGTCCATGCGCTTGCTGCGCTCTGTCCAGGCGATCACGTCCCCCCATTCCCCGCGCGTGTTCCAGTGGTACATCTGTGCTTGCACATCCACCACCAGCCCGCCCACCCCGTTCGTCGTGCACTTACGATAGCGCCCGCGCTTTGGCAGTGGGTACCCGTCCGCCTCGATCACGTCCTCGATTGGATTCTTCTCTTTGACCTGGTCAACAATGCTTTTTTCCATAGCGCTCCCGTTATGCGTACTAAAAAACGTTCGATAAATGCCTAGAAAACCCTCAAAACCTGCCCGCCTGGCTCATTCCAGTACGCATAACAGGATTTACGCGTACCAAAACTACCCACCACCGCGCCCGATTTCCTGGCACACCCCCGCCCGAGGCGGCATTTGCACACCGTTTGGTGAACTTCGTGATTTTTAATGCTACTGAGTTCAAGAACTGAAGCCGCGCGCCCGGACATGCCTAGACCCCCAACCACTGATCACGGATCGAGGCCTGCGCCCCCCGGATCAACGTCGCCGCCGCCCGGCAATCCCGCACGGCAGGCTCCATCAGGCTGGCCGTCTCCTGGTCCAGTTGCATCGCCGCGCTCACCCGCACGCTGACCAGCTCCAGGTACACCAGAGCATTGCCCAGCCGCGCCAGGCAGCCCTCCACGCCCTCCACACGCGTCTCCTCACTCAGTCCTGGTCGTGCCATCCAGCACCTCCCGCAGCAGCGTGCCTTCCCGGTCCCGCGCAGCCTCCTGCGCCGAGCGCGTAATATCCCGGTCGCGCCAGTACGACGCCATCACCAGGAACCCGCCCAGCACCGTGCTAGCCCAGATCAGGGCCAGCTCCATCCACGATCCCCACAGGGCCAAAACCGCCGAGACCGGCAGCAGGATGGCCAGGTTGCCCAGCACGTAGCGTTTGAGCACGTGCAGCCGGTGGTTCCTCAACCAATAGTGCTGGATCACCAGTACCAGCCCCGTTACAATCGCCGCCAATGCGATCTGCTCCCACATCGCGTGCCTCCCTCAGTAACCGCAGTACCAGGCGCGCGCCGGATCTCCAGGCAGCAGCATGCTGTGGAGGGCAGGGTCGCGTGGTGACCGTCAGTTGAGTCTCCATAGGAAAGATGAAGGGGAGGGCCGACAGGGGCAGCCGCTCCCCTTCCCGTTATGTGCTAGATCCCGCGCTCTTGCAGCGCTTCTTCGACCAGGTCCTTCACCAGCCGGACCACTTCCGCCATATTCACCAGCCCGGTGCTCCGCTCTTCGTCCGTGGCCGCATAGACCGGCTCCACCGGCGCAGGCGGGCGCTGGACAATATCAGCGGCGATCTCAGCCTCCAACGCCTTCACCTTCCCAACCTGTTGCGAGAAATACTCGCCCCGCTCGGCAGCCAGTGCCAGGGCCAGATCCATTTCCTGGATCGTTGTAGGATAGTAGTTCGGATCACAAACCCAATGACTGCTGGACCAGACAATTTCCACCATCCCCTGGCACAACTCGCCATCATCTTCGCCTGGTTCTGTGGTTCGCACCCCCGCCACGATGTACGCGGGTTTTTCTTTCAGGTGCAAAACGCTGACGCCCTCTTCCTGGGTCATGCCGCGCAAATTCAGCTTGATCCATATCGGCAGGCACCCCGGAGCTGTCAGGAAGAGTTCTGGCCAGTAATCAGGCTCGGCATGTTCTGGCGGGAAATTGACGAACGGCAGCAGCTCCTCGGGGATATACTCCCCCATCTGCCCGCGGAACACCTGCCAGAACTTGCGGTTCCCCGCCTGGCGTTCCATCGCCCGCCGCAAATCCTCGGCTTCTCTCTCGGCCCGCTGCTTATCCAGCTTCCTCTTTCCCGCCTGGATCAACGCCTCCACCGAGGCCGTCCGCTTGCTCTCATCCGTCACAATCGCATTCACATCGTTCATCGTTTGCTCCTATCTCACCGTCACATAAACGCGTGCGATCCCCGGGTCCTGCCGGTTCTGATACGGCACGCTTTGATCGATCAGCTCGTACCCATCGTTCTCCAACATCATCCCGATGGCCTCCGCCACACCCTCCACAATCTCCGGTTCAGCTTCCACCCGGATCCGCACCACCCGCCGTTTTGGCTCTTTCTCGTCCATCCGTCCTCCTATTTCCGCCGAAGTTTTCCCAACTCGCCCGCTTCCACAGCCTCGGCCAGGTCTTCCCGCCCGGCCTGCGTGTAACGCGCGGTCGTCTCAATTTTGCTGTGCCCCAGAATCACCTGCGCCTCGGTCAGTGGCCGCGCCGCGTCGATCATGCTTTTCGCGCACGTGTGCCGCAGCGCGTGGCAGCTCAACCCTTCCATGCCCAACTGCCTCGCCAGCTCCTCC